GGGTTGATCCAGCAAACACCTGACCGCCGATCAGGTTTACGGGTTTGTAACCGTAAGCTGCCGAGACAGTTGGATAAGCCATTTAAGGACTCCTAAAAATTAAATACCTTTTCCAAAGCTACTCGTAGATTTACTCTCTCTAAAGAGAGGCATCCGCGCATCGCTTTGACGCATAAGAGTATTGTCTACGGCCTCCATCTGAGCTAAATTTTGTCGTTCAAAGTAAGTATTACGTTGTTCAACAAACTCATTTGGAGTCTTGCAAAGCAATAACCCGCCAATCTCAATGTTGTCTTTAAATCGACTTGATGGATCAGCTAACAGTTTAAATCTGGGTTGCTCTTCTAATGAAACAGGCTCCCAATGCTCACGGAGTTTGGCCGAGAGATTGCGGGGATCTGCTTGGTTCAAAGTTGAAACACGCACCCAACGATATTTGTACCCAGGTTGCTTGTCTGGTTCAGGAAGTAATTCAGCCGGTGCCCACTGCTTTGGGCGCTCAGTCATCAGTCGTTCCTCAAGCTCACGCGGTTTTCTGTTTTCAGCCATTTGCGGCCTCCAATTTGATTTTTTCCGCAGCAAATTGCTCCGGTGTTAAGTTAAACTTCTTTGCCAAGTTGAGTTCACCAGTGGTTAACCTAACTCGTTTTGCGGACGTAGTCCGCGTAGCCGGTGCAACCACCGAGCTTTTCCGGCTGGGCCGGTCATCTTGTTCCTCTGCGCTCTCAAATCTCTCTGGGAAGCGCTTACGGATTGTTGTATTTAGCCGATTGTAATACTCTTGTGAAGAGATCCTGACTCCTTCGCGCCGCATCTTCTCGTGAAGACCCAGGGCCAAGCTAGTCATTTCCTCATCTTCCCCAAACCAAGGGTTTTCTTGTTGCCAAGCAACCGCAGAAGGATCTTTTGGAGCCTCTTGAGTACGGGGCTGAGGCGTTTTTACCACAGTTTCTTCATCTTCAACAGGCTGTGGCCGGAAATTTCTTACTTTATCAACCTTAAGTGTTGCTTCAGTAAGACGCTCTTGGGCCTCCATTACCTTATCGGTATCACCTGAGTCATAGGCTTCCCGATAGGCTTTCTTGGCAGAATCAAGCTCCATTTCCACAGTCTTGGTGACCGAAAGAAGCACATTTTTTTCGCTGCTATTCAGGTTGGACTTGAGTCTTTTGTTCTCATCCATTAGCCGTTTAGCAAATTCAACAGCCTCGTTTTGCTCACGCACAGCCGTTTCTTTTTCCCTGCGCTCGTCATGCGCAAGCTTCTTCATCTGGAGAAGTTTCTTTTTAACTTTGGTAGAGTAATCCTCTAGCTCATCGTTATAAAGATCTTCCTTAATCTTCTCAGGTAAGGGGGTTTTATTGCGATCTTCAGCAGGAGTTTTATCTTCTACCTCAACGATGATTTCATCGTCAAGATCTTTGGTTTCATCCTGCTCATCAGGAAATTTGTAATCAGACATATTGGCTCCTTATTTGCGGCGGATACCGCGTGGATCTTCAACTACACCCTCAACTGAGTCGTCGTTAATTACACGAAACTCTTTGCCGTGAATGATTAGCCGGGTTCCTGCGTGTGGTCTAACCAGGATAAAGTCGCCTGCTTTGCAGTATGGGCCAGAGGGAAATCGGGATGCATCTTTGTAGCAATCCGGTCCTAGGTCCACAACGAACAATACCGTTGTTAGTAGCTCTTCGTTACGAATGGCTTCATCAGATTTAAGTAATCCAAGTTCACTTTCGTATTCTTTTTCCACTTCTGGAATTGCGCACAAAATGCGGTAGCCAGCCGGCTTTGGTAGCTGTTTGGCTTTTTGTTCTGGGATCTTGTTCAGTATCTGAGACAAATCCACAGCTTTAATCAAGTCTACTTCACTCATCGTCATGGGTTTTCAATCTTTCCTGTAGGTCTGAGATAAATAAACGCGCAGTGAGCAGACCTTTAACCTCGCCACACGCCTTCTTGTACTCCGCATAATCACTAGCGTTTCCATCCGCTAGAGACTCTTGGAGTTGGGATACTTTGTCATCTATCTTTTTAAATAGATGTTGTAGATAGTTGTCAATCATTGTTTACGTCCAATAATGTTACTTATCATTCGTTGCTGCTCTAATTTATTATTAGCATCTAACGTTTGCTGGGATTTTGCTGCATCAACTTGAATCCTGGTCATGTCAATTTGCTTTTGAGTTTGAATGCGCTCACGTTCAATCTGTTGCTGAGAAGCTTTTAGCTGAGCATCAGTCTGGTCTTTCTGTTGTTTGCGTTGTTGTTCCGCACCCTTAATCTGCATCTCTTGCTGTTGGATTTGTACAAGTGGATCTTGAGCCATCTGTTGATTTTGGGCTTGTTGAGCTTCAGCAGTATTTGCTTGCAGGACTTGTGCGCTTGCTTGGGCAACCAGCCGCGATAGCTGGACTTCAACATCATCTGGTAATGGCTCATTAGGCGGCGGCAGAGGTACACCCATTTGCTTCTCTATCATCGTGCGATAGTGGAAACCAAGGTGGTCTGCAATGTGAGATTGCAATGCAGCCATGATCATATTGGCTTGAGGATTCTGGCCGATGGTCTTCATCACAAGAGGATCTTGCATGAACATTTGGTGCGCTGCAATATGAGCCTGCTGGTCCTGAGTGATAAACGCCTTAAGCGGCTTACCATTCAGCGCATTCATGTTCTCACTAATAGGATCAATGGGCATCTCATCATCAGGAAGAGGAACTAATTTCTCTGCGTTCTTAATTCCCAGTACATCTAGCATCTGTCGATGAAGCTGCGGTAGGTCATATATCTGCGGAGCTTGCTGAGCCAGTTGAATGACCGCCTGATACTGCACAATCTTTTGCGCCATCGTTGCGGCATTGGGGTCAGAGACAGGTATAACTGTAACTAAGTCATAGTCAGATTTCTTGGCTTTGGGTGAGCCTTCTTCTGGCTCATAGTTGTATTCATCAGGGGTGTAGTCCCTGATAATGTCGCGCAACAATATTAGCTCTTGCTTAAACGAGTAATGAATACGCGCCTGAACAGCAGTCATTACTTTTAATTGGCGCTCAAGGATAGCTAGGGTAGTGCCGACGGGAGAGTTGGCAGACATGTCTGCAACTTTTATGTCAGCAGCGGACGCAAACTTACGACCTTCATCAACGATCTTGTCAAGGAGCATTGCCAGCACTTGGCTTGGTTCCTTGTAAGGAAGAGCCATGATGTTCTCAGAAATAGTCCCGCTCGGTACGTCAACATCCCTCCACTCGGCTGGTCCGATAGGTGTATCGTCGCCCTTTACACGAAGACCGCGTGTCTTAAAGCCTCCTGGCAGGTTTGCAAGCGTACCGGCGTCTACTAATTGACGAAGAATGGATGTCCCAGACTTGGCAAATGCTCCAATAAGGTGGATAAGGCCAAAACAATAGAAACCAAAGCCAGGGATATAGCCGTAATGAACAAAATGCTGGCGTTTTGCCTTTAACTTATCGTCTTGGCTCCAATTTCGACGGATAGCCAGACACTTATTGCTGCCTTTTTCAATCGTAACTATATAAGGTAGGGCAATTCCAGTCTCTTCTCCGTGTTTGTCGGTATCTTCAAACCCTTCAAGGTCCAAATTTACATTCATCTCAAGGATTTTGTAGCGATCATCCGTCTGGGCGCGGAATCCCATCTTCTCGGCTATCTTTTTCTCTACTTCATCAATGGTATTGTCGGGTTCACCCAAGTCAATGTCAGCATAAAAGCCGGCAACTTGTAGTTTGCGCAGTTCATTTTCTGTTTTGCGCATGATGTGCGTAACGCGAGGGGACGTTTGCAGGTCCGACGCACCGTATGGGACCACAAGGTCTTCAGCCGTAACAAAAATAGATGTCTGGCGGTCTAAACTTGGATCAAAGTACACCTTCTTAAAGGCATTACCGGCCAGACCCAAGCCCCACAACATGCGCTCATGCTCAGGGCGGAACTCGGTCATCACATCCGTTAACTCATAGTTCATGTCAGCAGCCACACGGGTCGCGGCTTGCTTCTTTTGAGGAGTTTCTTTGCCGATAATTTGCGTCTTCACCGGGCCTGCAGCCGGGAAAGTACTCATCATTACTTCGGCCTGAAATTTAACTACCGCCTCTGACAATAGAGGATGGTAAACCCCGCAGGCTCCAATCCAAGGATCCGCCCGCTCCTCAATCTTCATTCCTAAAAGCTCAAGCCCGTCAACGTAAGTCTGCATCCAGTCTTTACGAGAGTTAATGTCTTCGTCAAAATCACTTAGTAGGTCAGAGACTAAGCCGGAAACAACATCATCAGGTAAATGCTCAACAAGGTTGGCATCAAAGTCATCTTCAACGCTACCGATCTCAATCTCAATGTCGCCAGTCTTAATGGTTACTGACTCTGGATCTTCAATCTCAATCTCAATGTCGGGCTCAGCCAGTGACTCAATACCCATAGGGGCGGCGTAAAGTGATTTTTCAATGGACATATCAATCCTTAGTAATAAGATGTCTTGCGCCTGAAAGCGCGGATCTCGTCTTGCTCATCTGTCTGCAAACGAATAAAGCCGCCTTTTCTGAACCTGATTAATGCTTGGGTAGCGGAGTCAACCAAGTCATCATTATCTGCGTATGGGAAAGAGGCCATCTCTTCTATTAGCTCGTCAGCCCACCTTGTGGCTGGAGCCCAGACCTTTCCACTAGCAAACAGATCAGCTACAGAGTTAATCCTCACCATCTTATCATTACCCCTGCTGGGCGTAAACTCTTGGACGGGGATCCCCATCGCTCTTAACTCAAAGATTAACGGCGCTCCTGAAGCCTTGGCCTCGACAACAAACGCATCCGGCTCCCACTGCTTATAGTGGTTAAAGGCTTTTTCCTTTAGCTCAGGGAACTCCATCCGGCGCTTAAAAGAATCCAGCAAAATGATATTGGCGTCATTGGGGTTCTCGTTAATATAGAAAACACCCCAAGTAGTACAAGCAGAGTAATCCGCCCGCTCAGTCTTTAAGAACGCGGTATCCCAACTTTGGATAATGAACTCACACCTAGGTGGATCTTCTTCTTTCCATTCCTTCCACCACTCTCTTTTAACAATTGCCCCCTGCTCTGAGGTTGGGCTTTGTTGATACTGAGCGTTCCATTTTGCGACTGGCAGTTCAGAACGTAGAGCCTCCAGTTCTTCAAGGCTCCAAAATTCAGGCCATAAGGGTTTGTCGCTGGGCAGTATCGCGGGGAAGTCGATTACCTCCCACTCGTCGTTTCCGTCCTTCTCTATAGAAGACTGGAGGATTCTCCCCGTCAGGTCCCTCTTGGCCCAGCGGGTCATAACTACGACTATGGACCCTCCTGGCTGAAGACGCTGCCTAGGTCCAGATGTGTACCACTCGTAGACTTTATCAAATACAGAAGGATCTCCGGCGGCTATAGCAGCCTCTTGCTCAGAGTGAGGGTCATCAATGATAAGTAGGTCCGCACCCTTACCCGTCACCGTTCCCCCTACACCGATAGCAAAATACTCCCCATCCTTATTAGTAGACCACCTTCCAGCCGCCTTACTGTCTTGCCTAAGATTAACATTGGGAAAGATCTTTCCGTACTGTTCGCTCCCAACAAGGTTCCTTACC